TGCTGGATTGGACCCAGCGGGGACTCGCCCGGCAACTTGGCTATGCCGAGGGCACGGTCCGCCAATGGGCGCGCGGGGCGCTGCCTATCCCGGACCAAGTGGCAGATTGGCTTACCGCACGGGCGGACCATGCCGAGGCCACGCCGGCGCCGGGACGAAAAAGAACTGATCGGCACGCTCAGAAAAGGCTTGACAGGCCCGCCTAGGGCTTGTAGCGAGGGAATATAACTCAGACTTGCGCCTAGCGCCGAAAGGCAGCTAGGCTTTTTTATGCCCGAGGCTGTTTCCTGCGCTTGACCCGGCAGGCGTATCGCCTCGACCAGCGCGAAAGCGTCAACACGGGCCGAGGGTTTAGTCGTTTTCCGTGATGGTCGGGACCGGAACCACATGCCAAACCCCTACTACCACACAGCCGAGTGGAAGGCGCTGCGCCTCGCCACCCTGCGCCGCGATGGCTTCCGGTGCGTCATAGCCGGCTGCGACGCGCGCGCCTCAGTCGTAGATCACATCAAACAGCGCGACGCCGGCGGGGCCGATGCGCTGCCAAACCTGCGTAGCCTTTGCCATCGGCACCACAACATGCGCCCGCGCCTGTATCAAGGCCGTGTAGCCGGGTGCGATGCTGATGGGTGGCCAATACCAGCCAAGCCTGCCAAGCCTGCCCAGCGGCCCCGCTTCGGGCGCGCGAAGGAATGATATGCCTCGGCAAAAGATACCGACGCCACGCTTGCTTAACTGCCGGGTGTGTGCGGAGGTTTTGCCTCAATCCGGCTTTCGCGTAGCTTTCTGCGGAGAGAATTGCCGAAAACAATATGCACGAGACTATGCTCGGCGATGCAGTGTGGTTGCAACCTCAAGCAAGCGTTCTGAGCGTAATTGTCAAGAATGTCAGTCAATTTTTACCCCAATTTACGGTGATAAACGCCGGTCTTTTTGCAGTTCAATTTGCTTGAAAAAGCATACAAAAAGAATTGAAAGAGCAAAAAGGCGCGCAAAAATTCGCGAGGTAAAAATTGAGGCGGTTGATCCGGTAAAGGTTTTCAAGCGAGATGGGTGGCGATGTCACATTTGCGCTGGCGCGACCCCGATTGAGCACCGGGGAACATACAAGCCGACGGCTCCTGAGTTAGACCATATCATTCCGCTGTCTTTGGGCGGTGAGCATAGCTACGGCAATACGGCTTGTTGTTGTCGCCGCTGTAACCAGCGCAAAGGCGCGCGGATACTAGGACAACCTTCGTTGTTGGCAGCGTAGCCCCCTACCCCCCCCTAAATCTCTGGCTTGGGGGCGGACACCGTATTGGGGGCAAGCCGCGCACAGCGCCGCGAAATGGAAGGTAAAAGGGACATGGCCGGTAGAAGGCCAAAGCCGTCGCATTTGAAGCTGATTACCGGCAATCCGGGAAAGCGACGGCTGAACGATGCAGAACCGAAGCCTGCCCGCGTCATTCCGAGCCCGCCTGAGCATCTTTCGCCGGATGCGCGCGTGGCTTGGGGGCGGTTTGCAGCCATCCTTGACCGGTCGGGCGTGCTGACTGAGGCCGACGCCGCGGCGCTGGAACAGGTCGCCGAGACTTATGCCGAGATCGTGGCGCTGCGCCAAGATATTGTCGCGCATGGCCGTTTTCAGGTGGTTAAAACCAAGGCAGGCGGCGAAATGGAGCGGATGCGCCCGGCTTATTCGGCACTCATGGACGCGGATCGCAGGCTCAAGGCTTGGCTTGTCGAGTTTGGCCAGACACCGGCGGCGCGTAGCAAGGTGAAAGCGCATGACGGCGAAGGCGCCGAAAAAGAAGACCCCGCCGCCCGGTTTTTCGCTTGACCCGGCGACCGATTGGGCCAAGGACGTTACTGCCCGCCGCATAGTAGCCGGGCCGCATGTGCGGAACGCCTGCCAGCGGCACTTGGCGGATATGAAAGGCGCCAAAGCGCGCGGCCTGACTTGGGACGTTGACGCGGCAAACCGCGCCATTGCGTTCTTTGAGGTGGTGCTGAGGCTGAACGGCGGGCAGTTTGAAGGCCGACCGTTCACGCTTCATGCTTCACAGAAATTCATCGTCGGGAGCCTATTCGGCTGGAAACGGGCGGACGGCACTCGGCGCTTTCGCCGCGCCTATATCGAGATTGCCAAGGGAAATGGCAAGTCGCCGCTTATGGCCGGCGTCGGGATGTATTGCCTGACGGCGGACGGCGAGGACCGGGCCGAGGTTTATGCGGCGGCGTCGAAAAAGGACCAGGCTATGGTTCTTTTCCGGGACGCGGTGGCGATGTTTCAGCAGTCGCCAGCGCTATCGGGCAGGCTGACGCCTTCCGGCGGAAACCCGGTTTGGAATTTGGCGGACCTTAAGACGGGCAGTTTCTTCCGCCCGATAAGCAGCGATGACGGGCAGTCTGGCCCTCGCCCCTCATGCGCCTTGTGCGATGAGGTGCATGAGCATCGCAACGGCACGATGATCGAAATGCTTGAAAGAGGGTTCAAGTGGCGCCGGCAGCCGTTGCTCATCATGGCGACCAATTCCGGCTCCGATCGACAGTCTGTTTGCTGGCAAGAGCATCAACACGCGGTGCGGGTGGCAGCCGGGACGCGGGAGCCGGACGAGGCCTATACCTTCGTCGGGGAAGTGCTGGACGATGAAGCCTTCTCCTTCGTGTGCGGCTTAGACCCCGGCGATGACCCGCTAGAAGACCCGAGTTGTTGGGTAAAGGCGAACCCGCTGCTAGGCGTCACGGTGCAAGAGGATTACCTCGCCGGGGTGGTGCGGCAGGCGAAGGCGATACCCGGCAAGCTGAACAACATTCTCCGGTTGCATTTCTGCCAATGGACGGAATCAGACACCGCCTGGATGTCGCGACCGGCGCTTGAGGCGGTCCTGAGCGAGTTTGAGCCGGAAACGGAGCATACCGGCGAGCGGGTTTTTTGCGGGCTAGACCTTTCCGCCACGCAAGACTTGACCGCGCTGGCCTTTGTTGTCCCGACCGGCTTTGTTGACATGCCGGGAGAAGATGGCACCACGGCGCGCTTGCCGACTTTCGATGCTTGGGTTGAGGCTTGGACGCCCGGAGATACACTTGCGGAGCGCGCGTTGCGGGATAACGTGCCCTATGACTTGTGGGTAAAGGACGGCTTTCTGAATGCCGCGCCTGGCCGGATGGTGCGGTTTGATTTTGTCGCCGCGCGCTTGGCGGAATTGGTCGGCCTCTATGAAATCGCGGCGGTCGCGTATGACAGCTATGGTTTTAAGCGGCACTTTGAGCCGGAGCTTGATGGCCTTGGCGTGACGCTGCCCATTGTGGAGCATCCGCAAGGCGGCAAAAAGAAAGGCGCCCAAGGGCTATGGATGCCCGGCAGTAAGCTGATCCTAGAGCAGCTTATTCTCGAAAAGCGGATACGGCTACGGCGGTCGCCGGTGCTGATTTCTGCCATGATGTCCGCCACAACGGAAAACGATCCGTTTGGCAATTTTTGGTTTTCCAAGCGCAAGGCGGTGAACCGCATTGATGCGCTTGTCGCGCTGGCGATGGCAGTAGGGGCCGCTACAGCGCAGGCTGAAGCGCATTCGTATCTTGAAACCTCGGAGATGGTGGTCCTGTGAAATGAACTTGATCACGCGCCTTCGAGGGGCGCTTTCCTTGCGATCTGCGCCGCGCCCGTTTGAAGAGGTTATGGCGCGCATAGATGAAGCCTATGGCGCGACGGTTGCCGGGCTCGCGGTCACGCCGCAAACCGCATTGCAGGTGGCGACGGTGCTGGCGTGCGTGAAGACGATTGCGGACGGATGCGCCACGCCTGCTTTGAATGTGTTTCGAGAAGACGCCAGCCGGCGGCGCCAGCTTGCGCGCAACATTCCAGAGTTTCGGATGTTGTCCCGTCGCCCGAATGAATGGCAGACTAGCTTCGAGTTTCGTCGCACGATGACCTTGCACGCGGCGCTTACCGGCGATGCGCTGGCGGTGAAGGTGATGGCCGGCAATCGGGTGCGGGAATTGATTCCGGTGCGGCCTGGCAATTACCAGATCGACCGCACGGCGCGCTATCAGGTGCGGTACCGCATTCATGATGAATTTGGCTTTATTGGCGAGCTTGGGCCGGATGATGTGTTTCACTTGCCGAATTGGCAGTGGGATTTCTGGCGCGGCCTAAATGCGGTGCGACTTGCGGCCTCGGCAATTGGGCTTTCCATGGCAGCCGAGCAATCGCAGGCCAAGCTGCATGAGAACGGCGGGCGTCCGGCGGGCATTCTAACGACTGAGGCTAAGCTAGACAGCGCTGCTATGGAGCGCCTTCGGGCATCCTGGCAACGCTTCACGGCGGATAAGCGCAGCGGCACGGCAATTCTTGATAACGCCATGAAATACATGCCCATGGCTATGACCGGGGTGGACGCGCAGCATGTCGAGACGCGGCGCTTGCAGATTGAGGAAATATGCCGCGCCTTTGGCGTGTTTCCGATTATGGTGGGGCATTCCGATAAGAGCGCGACCTTCGCCAGTAGCGAGGCATTCTTTGCGGCGCATCTGAAGCACACTTTGGCGCCTTGGCACCAGCTTTGGTTGCAGCGCCTGGATGAGTTTTTGTTGGATGGCTCCGGGCCGCTTTGGTGCGAGTTTGACACGCGCTATCTGACGGCGGGCAGCATGGCGGACCGGGCAGTATGGGCGCGCGCAATGGCGGAACTCGGCATTTATACCCGCAACGAATTGCGCGATGAGGAAGGCAAAGACCCGCTGCCCGGCCTTGATGAGCCTTTGACGCCTGCAAACATGAATGGCGCCCCCGCTGCGGCCGCGGCGGAACCTCCGGCGATTTAAGCGAAGGAAATTGGCATGACTGAAAACCGCGAACAGGGCGCGCGGCGGGAAACGCGCGACTTTGCGCTTGCCCTTCGCGCGGCAGGCGAAGAAGGCGTCATCGAAGGCTTTGGCTCTGTGTTTGGGCAGGAAGACGCTTATGGCGATGTCGTGGTGCCTGGCGCCTTTGCGGCAAGCCTTGCCGAACATCGCGCGGCTGGAACCATGCCGGCCATGCTTTGGCAACACCGTCAAGACATGCCGATTGGCGTTTGGGAAAGCATGGATGAGGATCAGCGCGGCCTTCGCGTAAAGGGCCGCTTAGCGATGGATGTTGCCCAGGCGCGTGAGGCTTTCGCGCTTGTGAAGGCTGGCGCCATTTCCGGCCTTTCCATCGGCTTCATGACCAAAGAAGATGAATATGATCCCAAAACGAACATCCGCACAGTGCGGGCGGTTGACCTTTGGGAAGTCTCGCTTGTGACTTTTCCGGCGGCGAAATCGGCGCGCGTGACGCGCGTGAAGGCCGCTGCAATTGATGAAATTCTTAAACCTTCCGATGCGGAGCGGTGGTTGCGTGATGTAGCCCCGGACGTGTCGAAGTCTCAGGCGACGGCGCTTGTGTCTCGCCTGATGCGAATGGGTGCTGAACGGCGAGAGGCCGAGATCGCAACCGAGCGCGCAAACATGGCAGCTGAGAGGCTGTTGCGTTCCCTGCAATCTTGAACCTGAAAGGAACCCTCATGTCTGAGGCCCTGACTGGCGCTATCGAAAAGATCGGCGCCGCTTTTGAAGAATACAAAGCCGCGAATGATGCGCGCCTTGCCGAAATCGCCAAGCGTGGCGCTGCTGACCCGCTTCTGGATGAAAAGCTGTCGCGCATTGACGCGGTGCTTGACGCCCAGGCGGAAATCAAGAAGCGCATCGAACAAGCGGAAACCCGCGCCGCGCGCCCGGGTGGCGCAGGCGAAGCCGGCGCCGGCCATGATACTGCCGAGGCGCTTGCCTATCGCAATGCGTTTCTCGGATGGGTGCGTAACCCGCGCGACCCGCGTGCGGAAATGCGGATGCGCGAAACAGCGAAGGCGCTGCAAACCCGCGCGATGAACGATGATGGGTTTGAAACCCGCGCCGCTCAGACTGTGACCTCTACCGGTTCCGCCGGCGGTTTTGCTTTGCCGGAAATTATCGAGCGCACGATTGCTCGTTTGTCTGTGGATATTTCTCCCATCCGGCAGATTTCCATGGTTCGCGCGGTTGGCAGTCCTGACTATAAGGAACTGTTTGATGTAAATGGCGCGGCCTTTGAATGGGTTGGCGAAACTGGCACTCGCAGCCAAACCAATACGCCTGACTTGGCCGAAGTCGCGCCTACCTTTGGCATGGCTTCCGCCCGCCCGCGCGCTTCGGAAGAATCGCTCGACGATCTGTTTTTCGACGTTGAAAACTGGCTTGTCACCAGCGCGGCGGAAGCCATGGCGCAAGGTGAAGGCGTTGCCTTTGTTTCTGGCAACGGCACCAATCGCCCAACCGGCTTCCTTGCCGGCCCGACGCCTGTGGTCACTGCGGATGCTACGCGCGCCTTTGGCACGTTGCAGTATATCGCCTCTGGCCAGGCGGCGGCTTTGCCGACCAGCCCGGATATCTTCTATGATGTCGTTTATGCTTTGCGCGCCCGGTATCGCGCCAATGCGCGCTGGGTAACCTCGAAGCTGGTTCTTTCCGCCCTTCGCAAATATCGTGAAGGCGCTAGCACGGGCCAATATCTGTGGCAGCCTTCTCTCGCCATGGGGCAAGCTGAAACCTTCCTTGGGTATCCGATCACTGAGGCGGAAGATATGCCGGCGGTTGCCGCCAACGTGTTCCCGATTGCCTTTGGTGATTTCCGCGAGGGCTATCTTATCGCGGATCGCGTCGGAATGCGTATGACGCGCGACGAAATTACCCTGCCGGGCTTTGTGCAGTTCTACATCCGCAGGCGCGTGGGCGGGCGTATCCGTAACTCCCAAGCCATCAAGCTTCTTCGCATTAGCGCGACCTGATTGGAGGCTATTATGTCAGAAGATCAGGTGATCGCAATTGTCACGGTGCCCTTTATCGGGGCGCCGGACGGCGAAGTGTATGGGCGCGAATTTGCCGTGGGCGATAAAGTCCACGGTGAACTCGCGGCGGTTGCTATTCGGGAAGGCTGGGCAGAAATGCCCGGCCAACCGAAGGCAAAAGAAAAGGCTAAGGGCTAACCCATGCAACAAGAGCGCCGCGCCATGTCTCCTGAGGTTATCGAGCAGATGATTGCGCGCGCTGCCAAGCAGGGCGCGCGGGAAGCGTTGCAGTCTGTCGGATTGCATGACGAAAACGCTGGCGAGGATATGAAGGAATTACGAAACCTTCTCGACGCTTGGCGATCGACAAAGAAAACCGTTTGGAGCCAAGTCGTTAAGGCTATGACCATAGCGGTGCTAAGCGCAATCGCAGCGGGCGCCTTTCTGCATTTCAAGGGGCTGCGCTAAATGCCGGTTGCGGTGATGTCTGAATGGCTTTCCCGGAAAGGAAAATGAAATGGCAAGTTTGATCTTCAATTCGTTCTTCGAGGATTTGGCGCGCGGCGCCATCGACCTTGATACGGATACCATTCGCGTGATGCTGGTTACGTCCAGCTATACCGAGAACAAAGACACGCACACGAAGCGCAGCGACGTGACAAACGAGATCACCGGCACCGGCTACACGGCTGGCGGCGTGACTGCGGCAATCACGATTACCAAGGACACAACCAACGATAGGCTTGATGTTTCGCTTGGGCTGGTTTCATGGGCTGGCGCGACGTTCACCGCGCGCAAGGCTGTCTATTACAAGTCGCGCGGCGGCGCATCTTCTGCGGATGAATTGATTGCGGTGAACGATTTTGGCAGTGACGTCACCGCAACCGGCGCGACGTTCACCTTGAACGCTTCCACGCTTCGCATTCAGAATTGAGGCTGAGACATGAGCGGCACACTTGCGGCGCGTATCGCGCAGCCGGATTTGGCGAGCCTGCCGGAATGGCAGGTCGCGGAAATCTTGAACGCGCCTGATGATTCCCTGCCGAAGGTGCCGGTGGTTTTTTCCTGCCGCGCAGTTGCAGAGCCTGCCGTGCTGAGCGGCGAGCTGGCGATGCTGCGGATTGTGGCGAAGCTTGGTCATATCCCTGCCGATGTTTCGCCGACTGAGCAGGCACTGCCGATTCCGACTCAGGGCCTGGTCGCCATCTCCACCATTCTCGACGCGGTGGAGCGTGATTTGCGGGTGGACCCCAGCGCACCTGGCGCGGCGGCGCAAGTGAGCGCCATGCTCGATGCATTGGAGGGGATGGGGCTGCTATCGCTAGAGAAAAAAACCGCTGTACTGGCCGGCACGGTGCGGCTGCAATCCTGGGCAGAAGCAAATAACATTGAAGTGACCGCGCGAAGCGTCGGGCTGGCGCGGGGAGGTATTTGATATGGCGGTAGCGAAATGGGCAACGCCGGGCACGCGCTCTTCTAACCTTGCGGGCACCGCGCTTAATTCTTTGGCCAATTTGTCGGCGTCATCACTTATCAGCTATGACAACAGCAGCAACCGCGATCTTTACGCGATTGTCACGGTTAAGCTTGGGTCAATTACTCCCGGCACTGGTGGCAGCGTTTCGCTTCGCATTTACGCGGGGGATGGCACTGATTTGCCAGATGCGAACGGTGGCGCCTTTGACAGTTACACGGCGGCGCTAGCCAGCGGTGCGGGGGCCAAGGTGGTGACGTTCCCGATGGTGCGGCTTTACCCCTTTCCCTGCCGCCTGCAAATTGTGAACAACGCGGGCAACAGCACGGCGGCGAGCGGGAATGAGCTTTACGTT